ACATTAGCAGGTAGATACCAAGTGTATAGAGACCCTTACTTCCCAGCAGGAAAAATCTTAATGGGACATAAAGGTACATCTTTATTAGACACAGGTTATGTATACGCACCATACGTGCCATTACAGTTAACACCTACAATGTATAACCCATTCAACTTCACACCAATCAAAGGTATCATGACTAGATACGCTAAGAAAATGGTTAACAACAGATTCTACGGTGTGATTTCTGTAAAAGGTTTACAATCTTTTGATATCTCAGAATTAAAATAATATTTTAATATACTGAAATATAATATTAAAGGGTTCCTTCGGGAACCCTTTTTTTATGTCCATAAGTGAGCACAAAAAAAAACGAGAATTAACTCGTTTTATAATTTTAGTATGTTTTAATTAAGATTGTTTTTCTAAGATAGTGATTTTAAGGTCACCAGTCCCTTTAAATATTCTATGGTATACCATCTTAGGGATTGTATATGTTTGTCCCTCTTGTAAGACCTGAGGTAGTTCTTCATCCATTTGTAACATCCATCCGTTACTCTGTTCTATAAAAACCTCACGAGTATTTAAATCTCTGTGCCATACTAATTCGTTAGAATCCACATCTTCAGTGAATATTCTTTTGAATTCGTACTTACTGATATTTTCCTGTTCGTATACCATTACCAGAACCTACCTGAAACGTTTGTACCGAAGTCTTTGTGTGCTCTACAAGCCCAATACCCAGCCTTAGTCTTATCTTTCTTCTCAGCACATCTATGTCTTGCAGCAAATGATTTACGAGCCCCTGGGTCATTCCATTTGGCTGACATATCAGGAGAACCGTAACTTATCTTTTTAACCTTACCTGTTTTAGGGTCTTTAACATAGACATACCATTTTTTAGAACCACCAGATTTAGGTTTATTTAAATCGATGTCCTTACCTTGATATTCTGATTCAGTAATCATAGGGAAGTCGAATGGTAATCTCTCACCTTCATAGATAAAAAACTTACCACGGTCAGATTCAAGGATTTCAATTTCCTCATCAGACCATTCACCAAATCCTTCAGTGTATAACTCACGAGCTTCATTGATAACATCAAAGTATTTAGGACTTCCGTATCTAAATATTGTTTCAGTTAATGATATTTCTTTATTAAAGTGATATTGTAACTCCTCAGAAATTAATGGTTTTGAATTATTATTCTCCAATATAGTATATTGTAACTCACCTTCTTTCTTTAGGTTTTTATTCGATACCATTGTTGGTTTATTACCTTTACCTGTTTTTTTATCTTTCTTCTCTGCTCTACGTTTCTGACTACACGCCTTCTTTTTATCTTTTGCAGACATCTTAGCAGCAACACCAGCGGCACGACATTTAGGATAAGCCCCGTCTTTTTCACCATCACCATCTTCGTCTTTACGACCACATGGAGGGTGACCACCACCTTTTTTGTTTTTACATATATTAACCCACGGACCTTTTGGTTGTTTACTACCCTTAGGTTTCTTTTTCTTACCAAACCAAACGGCTAAATCTTCACTAAGTAAACTTTCGATGTTTAGATTCTTATCCATAGTACGTTATTTTTCGTTAATTACATAAAAACTAATACTTTTCTTAGTGGTATTAATCTCTCTATTTGTCTTTAATTGTAAATCTAAGTGATATTCTTTGTTTGGAATTAACATTGAAGTATCTAATAAAAAGAAGTTATTATTAAACGTACGACTAATGTCAGTAAATGGGATTACATCGATAGATGTTTTACCCTCTTTAACATATAATCTATATTTTAAGTTATCTATTTGAACCGTCGATTCAAACATAAAAGGAACTTTAACTTCCACATAAACTTTTCTAATATCCCCTCTAACGATTTTTTCTTCTTTTTCTAAACCATAGAATGAAAAACTATAATCTTTAGGTGATAATTCATCGGTACCGATTTTAAAGTATTCCGAAGAAGGTCTTAATGTAAATTCCTGTTCAACAGTAGAAATTGAATAACCATCAATAAATAATCCTTTCCAATGGTCAGATAATAGTTGAGGTGCTTTACAATCCTGTTGACCAATCGTTAAACTTACCTGATAAACGCCTTTAGTAATATGTTCAGATTCTAAATCTGAGAATAAAAGTTCATCACCATTATAGATGTCCACTTTTGGTAGGTCATCTAAATTTGCAGGTTCATGTCCTTGGTTAACATAAAGTATTAAATTTCTTGTAACCCCTTCATAGAAATCATTACGATTATCTATAAAATGGTCATTAAATGTTGTTTCTAAATAAGGCTCAAAGAATGTCTGAGTATACTTAGTGAAAAAAGCAACACTTCTATATAATTCTAAGGTATTTGTTAATTCGTATGGTAAGTCAAAAGAGACACCTAAACCATAGTTTGTTTTATCTCCGTCTAATATACTATTAACGTATTCTGTTATGTCTATTTCTAAATTTTCATCACCGTTATCAAAGTGTTGTAAACCAATCACTTTAGATTCGTCTTTACCACCAACAATACTCCACGGAGTATTTGTATTTACGTTAAACCAATTAGAACCAATATCTGAATAAGTTTTTTGTAATGGATAGATTTTTGAAGTATCAAAATAATCATATCCCGTTCCCTCATCCCATTCTTCGGTTAATTCAAAAACTTCAATATCAAATGATGAAGTTCGTTTAGTACCGATTCCTGTTAATTCATTAAAATATGTTGATTCTGTAGGGTTAACAGTATTAGTTAACTTTAGTGTGTGTTTTTCTATTCTTTCTCTATTGATGTAACCACTTTCAATTCTTTCAATTAAATCGGTTAGGTCAATCTGTAATAAGAATCTACTGAAGTTACCACCATAAAAGATTTCAGTTACGGGGTTCTTACCTGTATTAGCAAACGAATCACTAATGATTGTATTGTTCTTACTAAAATATGATTTAAATATAGACATTTATTTTCTTTTTATAATAAATATCCAGTAATTAGTTAATTCTATTTTTCTGTGAAAGGATATTCTGTTTAAAGTTTTGGAACTTATCTTCTAACTTCGCTTTGATGGCTGGTTGTACCACACCAGACTCAGCAGGATTGTGAACGTGACTAACCATAAAAAGATACATCACATCTAAAAGTTCCTGAAGTTCTTCACCTCTAACTAATGAATAGGTATTTGGATAAATACTCGTTAGTAGTTCGTCCTGAGTAATCTTATAATTCGATACCTTCGAGAAATCAATCCCCTCAGAATTTTCAGGTACATTATTACCGTAAGCAATTAGAAAGTTATTGTCAGAGACTGAGATGATATTTTTAGATGGTTTATCATCTTTTATAATATTTGTTGGTCTAATATATGTTACTTTCTTAGGAGTTTCGTCTTCATCTAAAGAATATACTAACCCATAAGATTTTCTACTTTTAATTCTAATCTTATCTATAAATCCTGAATAATCAGTATTGGTGATTAAATCATTATATTGTTGTCTAACAGGTCTAAGATATAATGGATATATTGAGGTCATTTTTGCCGGGTCTTGATTTGAAGGGTGTTTAATAAACCCATCTAATGCGTCAACACCTGACTTACCAGTATTTATAATTCCTTTAATTGCGTGTCTTATGGACATCCCTAAATCATCTAAAGATGGTTCAAATATTTGTTTGGTATATAATAACTCTTTTTCGTCCAAAACGGTTAAGTTATTAAAGTATATTGTTTCTGTTTGTCCGTCTTTTTTCAATGGACGATAAACATATATAGTTCCCGTATAATTACCATTTACTGGCGTTAGACTTTCAATGTAGTATTCAATTAAAACTTCTAAGTGAGTAAATCTAGTAGTTTCTACAGGTTGTTCGTCACCCTCTTTATATGTGAATGTTTTATCAAACTTAGAAACTTGTAAAATTGCTGGATTATCATCTCTAATGGGTTCATTTAATTTGGTTGATATTTCATCATCAACTTTACCAGCACGAATAACCACGGCATTATCAGACCATATAACATCAGAATTAACTCTACTTGAAATTGCAAAGTCATCAACTTTAGGAATTGCTCCGTTATATTTTTCTTTTACGTACTTACCATTTTCTTTTACTAAGTCCTTACCTTTTTTGTATTGTAATCCTTCTCTAGATTGTGATAACTTATGTTCGGCACTCGTACTATCATTGAAACCTCTATCTATAACCGATGAAGGAATATAAAACCCATCTACGAAATCTCGGTCAGGGTTAGAAAATATAATATTCACCATGTCTCCCACTTTTGGAATCATAGTAAATAGGTTAGGAATTAACGGTCTAAATAAGAAAGGATTGACAGAAATATCCCATTTGTCTTTACCTTCTAAATCTACATTACCGTCATATTCTGTTGAGAATTTTTTTGTGGATATAGCAAAACTTTGTGGGTCAACAATAATACGACCCAGTCTTAATGGGTCTAAATTATCGGTAACAACACCTGTGTAGATTATTCTTTTATCTTCACTATTCATTTACTCCGTTTTGTCTCTCTTTTATTTCTTCAGATATCAGATAGTAATATTTTTCAACATTATCTAAGTGATGAGACAATTGGAGTATTAGCGTTTTAGTATCTTCAAACTCTTTCGTAAGTAAAGTCGCACCTTCCATAAGGTCTTTATTACTTTTTTTGTTCGCTGATTCCGCTAATTCAATTAAATCTGTGATATCCATTAGTCGAATGTGGTTAAAATAACTCCTTTACCCGTTACAAAAGGTGTGACTACGGGACCTAATGGGTGAACTCCTGTTGCTGGTTGCGATACAAATTGTACCGCCCCATTCTCAGTCATTTCTTTCATTAAACCGTCAACCATCGCCTTATGTTGTAATACATGTTTATTTGGTGAACCGTCAGGTAAATCACCTACATTATACCCTATCTTTTGTAGGTTTTCGATACCATTAGTGAATGAACGAGTTGAACTCGCACCTTCTCTAATATATGCACCATACAGTAGTGGAAAGGGTACACCTAAAGGTATACCTGTTCTTAGGTTAAGTAAAGACATTAATGCTCGTATGATACCCGCACAAGAACTTAAGTCATTTTTCATAAATTTATTTAAGGCAGTTATTAATGCCAATATTAATGCATATCGGGACTTAAATTGTTGTGTTGCGATTTTCTTTATAATTTGAGTAATTAATTGAGTTAAAACCTTTTTAATTTCTTTAAATAATTCTTCCTTATACATATCGAAAACTCTCTTTGATATTCTCGTCATAAAGGTCTTATTATTATTTACAAAATCAGTTACGTTTTTTGCCTCATCGGTTACTGAATCGATACCACTCTTTAATGCAATGAACGGTAATATCGTTTTTGGTCCCATAACCTTAGATATGATTGTCTTAGGTATTTGTTTAAAGATATCCGTATTAAAGTTTAAATTGACGGTAGGAATATCAAATCCACTATCGTCAACGTGAGAACCTAAATTATTTAAAAAGTTATCCACCACTTCATTATCAGATATACTATCAGAGTCTAAATCTAACAACATATCTATAATTAAGTCAGGATTCATTTCCGCTTCGTAATTACCACAATCAGCTAAACGATATAGTTTTTTAACTTTAAGATTAAAGTTTTCTTCTATATATCTCGTATCACTATCGTCAAAATCGAAACTTAATTCTTCGTCTTTACTAGAGACTGTATCAATCAAACCTTCCTTTATCAAAGAATCTGATTCGTAGAAATCACTACATAACGCAGCAATCGCTTCAGTAAACTTATTTAATTCTGCAAATGAATTAACCCTTTTTGTTGAAATATCGACAGAAATCATACCGAATAACATATCCATTAAATCGGTCATTAACTCCTTAGTATTGAATAATTCAAAAGAAGAGTAATAGTTAGAAACAAAGTCACTAACCGTTATATCTTTAAATTTCAACGTATATTCTTCATCAAACTGGTCATACCCTAAGTCAAATAGAGGTAATCCATTATGTGATACATAGGTCTCTTCCGCTCCGTTAATCCTTTCAAAAATAAACTTATTTGTTGAAATTGGGTAAGAATTGTCTGATGTAGATTTTTTCTCATACATAAGTCTACCCTCAGTAGAAGATGGAGATACCTTTAAGATATCGAACATATCGATTCCTTCGGCAGAGAATTTCGCTTCAATACCGTTTAAACTAAGGTCGGTTTCACAATTTAAAGACCTGATTAACTCCTCGATAACTATTTTAGTAATTCTCGGAGCATCGTTCGATATCTTTTTTATGATTTTTTTAATTAGGGATTTAGTTGCATCGGGACCACCACCTGTAGATTGTATTAAAGTGTCAAGTAATTTACTAATAAAATCTAAATTCGCACTTTTACCTGGTCCATCACCTAATAATTGTTTAGTTAATTCATTACTGTTTAAATATGGTGATGAATTAATATTAAGTGATAGGTCAGCGTTATCTGATAGTGATTTAAGAGCAGTCTGTAATGTGTCAATCTTACTACTTAAATTTTTAGTTTTACTATTTATATCTGACATTACATTTCATAATTGGTAGAATCAGAATCGTCAGAATTGACATCATTCATCATCTCCTTAAGCATTTCTTTATCCTCATCAGTTAAAACACCTGAAACATCACCACCTGATGCGTCACTTGCTTTTTGAATGACTGTTTGTTGTAACTTAGCTAATGATAGTTTCTTTTCTAAAACACTATCGATTATCTTTTGTTGTTCTTTAATTATAGGACCTAATAGAGTTAAATCTTCAGGTGCTTTCATGAACGATAACATCTTGTTTTGAATTCTAATCGCAGTATTTCTTTGTTCTACAGATTCATTGTAAATTTCCTGTAGTAACGCCATTAAACTTTTTTGATTAAAAGTTATCTCTTTTTTTGTTGTTCTTCCCATAATTAAATAAATAGATTAAACTTTAATTACTTTTAACATCATCTCTTCATATATCTTACGATACTTCTTCATTGATGTTCTAATTTCTTTAGTCGTCATCGATGTCATATCACGTAATGAAAGTAGTATTAAGTTCTTATTGAACTTCTTTCCGTCACCACCTTGGAATATATGTTCGTAGTTAGTAAACACTTCTATTAAAGCATACCCTAACTTTTCTTCATTCTTATTTAAGTTAGTTACCTCAATAAAGTCTTCTAACTCCCTTACTAAACGAGTGACTACATCTTCGTAGTCCAATGAGTCATTATGTAAGTGATAGGTCATATCCTCTCTATTCTCTACTGACGTAGAAATGTCTTCATATGAAATCTTACGATTCTTTTCTTTATTATCTTTCTGTATTGACCCCATAAGATAATTCTTACATATAGTACCGAAGTAAGAGTATGCCTTAGTTCCTTTAGCTGGGTCAAATTTGTCGACTTTAGTAATCAAAAAAGATGTCACATCACTGTGTAGACCATCAAAGTGATAGTCTGCACGGTAAAGTTTGTATCTTCTGATAATACTATCGACCATTTTACTTAACGGTTCCCTCAGTTGTTCTCTGAAAATCACATTTCTTTCTTCAGGGTCGTCAGTTGCTAAGTAGTCTACTACCGCTTGTTCTTGCTCTGGTCCAAAGTAATTTTTATTCTTTCTAGGTCTTGGCATATTATAAAGTTATACTTCGTAGTTTATTTCTCTGTTATCAGAGAAGAAGTATTCCTTCTTTGCCGTTTCTAACCAAAACGCCGCCTCTTGAGGTGACAGTTTTGAATTTCCGTTTTTATATAACCAAAACAATGAGCCTTTTCTAAAGTTAGTATGTCTATATGTTAATTTTGGTATTACATATACCGTTTTAGATTGGTGTGTTAGTCTTAGTAAAAATTCATATCCGAATGATAACTTAATGTTTGACTTTAAACCTCCGATTTCATTGAACACCTCTGTTTTGATAACTAACCCACTAGTTTGGTAGTTCTCATAAGCCTTTAATGATTCATTATCTAAATAACCGATATCTTCAGTTAGGTTCATTGCCCATACTGATTCATTCGTAAAAGAAATGAACTCTCCTTTATTATCTGTGTCCACAACTATCGGTAAGAACGTATCGATTTCAGGATACGCATTAATATGTTCGATAGTATTACTTACATATGTGGGTGTTAGTTCATCATCCACCTCTAAAATAGAAATGTATTTAGATTCAGATACTGACGCACCTAAATTAATTTGTGAACAGAAATCGCTTTGACCCTCATTCAATAAAAGGTTTGTCGGTACACCAAAGTCGTAGTTAGTTAAATACTCGACTAAGTCTTTATTAGGTGTATGAATAACTGTAAGAGTAAACTCAGTTACTGTTTGTTTTTTTAGTGATTCAACTGCAGTATCAAGATTATCCTTAATGTCGTTAGTTAATTCGTGTATTGGTAATAATATATTAATCATTTTGTTCAGTTTCTAGTTCGTTAAATTTATCGACTGTAAACTCTAATTGAGTTTTTCTTTCTTCTCTAATAGTGTTAAACACACTTAACACGTCATTTGTAAATGTATCTAAAGTAAATTTCGATACCGTTTCTTCCATTTCAGTATAAACTTCATTAGGGATTCTATCTTCTAACCACCCTCTGAATACTGCAGCTACTAAATCTAAGATTTGGTTTGAATCTGTAGTCCAAATACCATTATCTTCAGTTAACCATTCAGGTTTAACATTTGGTACTTTACCAATTACTGGTACTCCTGATTTCATAGACTCTAATGGGAATGTACCGAAACCTGAGATATCATCAACCCATACAGATAAACACGATTCTCTTAGTGACATTGCAAATTCTTCCTGTGTTAGATTTCTCATATCTCTAAACGTAACCCACTTATATTGTGGATACTTCACATAGAAAGACTTAATTAGTTTCATTGTGTCTCTTTGGTCTCTAGTGTGAATTGCAATGATTGGTTTTTGTGGTTTATCACTTTTAGTGAATACCTCAGAGATTGATGGAGTAATCACATTAACATCTGTTTTTTTGAACAAATCATTAATGAATTGTTTCTGTTCAAACGTTGTTGTAATCGCTCTATTAAAACCAAATGAACTCCACGTCGCACCAGGTTTTAAAGTCTCAAAGATGTAGTCGTATGATTGACATAAAACCACTTTGTTACACGGCATATCCGCAATTTGTTCCATTACGTGAGCAAATAACTCAGGAATTACAATTAAGTCATCAGGTCTAACCTCTAAGTTACCTTCTTCGATAGAAACAACAGGGGTATCCTCATAAGAAAGTGGTAACCACGAAGAAACTCCTCCGTACGCCTTCTCTTCAACGATAATACTTGCGTTGTATTCATTTTCGTTTAACACCCTTACGATATCATAAGCGTATTTTATGGATGCCTTTGCATTCCCTTTTGTGTCTTGAACGAATACGTAAATATTAGATTGTAACTTATCTAATCTTTCGATTGATTCTTGTAAAATTTTAATTTTATCCATTTCCTATTGGTTTAATTATGTTATAGTGTAATAATGTGTTAAATGATAATTTAAATGAAAACGGCATTTTCTTAAAACCATACGAAAGTCCCATAGCACTATCGATATCTTCACTACCCTTTTCTTCCATAACGATTTCTAAAACGTACTTAAGTAGTTCATACTTAGAAACATTTAGACCTCCGTCTTCAGTCTCTTCAATTTCTTCTACTGTTCCGTCATCGTTCGTAACCTGAACTTTAACTTTTCTTGGTGGCATTTTCACTGATTCATGATATTCATCTAAATCTAAGTAATACGATATACCGTCCACATCTAAAGTGAAATTTGTCATATAAGAACTCATATTTCTAAATCTTTTAACTCAATTAATTTTTCGACTTCAAAATCAGAAGTCACTTCCTTATTATATTCTGTGATTACTTTAACCACTTTTTTGTTTTCAGGTTTTGATTCCATAATAGTAGGATTACTCGTTATCCATACATCACAGTTATCCCACATTTCTTCAATCTCACCTTCCTTATAAAAACGGTAGTTATCTACATAACAACTATTTTTAGATAAGAAGAATAAAGATGCTGGTTTACCCTTACCTTTTTCATCCGAAACTATAGTAAACTTATAATCACCATCCCTCATTAGTTCGGCAAGGTCATTAAATACACCACTATAAACAGGTGCCGAATGTCCAAATATTTCCATTGCAAATTCAACGAAAAGAAAGTATTTCATTTCATCCTCACTTTGAAACTTAAAATGGTCCATAAGAACATTAGTCGTTACAGGTAATACCATATCATATTCAAAGTTCTCATCTTCACCATCTTCTAATTCTGATTCGATATAGTACTTTCTATATTCAGACGCAATCTTAGCGTTTGTGTCTCTTAATACTCCCGTTATGTCTATAAAAATAGTTTTCATTAAATAAATTTAAAGTTTTTTTTCAAAAAGTAAATATGGTTATATTTACTCGTATCTTTTTAGGATTTTTGAAATCAATGGGTTTCTAACGATATCATCATTCTCAAATTCAAACACACCAATATCAGGTAAGTCTTTTAATTTCTCAAAAGCATCGTATAATCCTGTCTTAGTTTTATCCCTATATCTATCGGTTTGTTCTAAATCTCCTGAAATAAAGAATTTAGATTTAAACCCGATACGAGTTAATAATGTTTTCATTTGGTTTGGGGTTGCGTTTTGTGCTTCCTCAAAAACTAAAATCGCATTATCAATGTTCATACCTCTCATATATGCCAAAGCAAATACTTCGATGAAATTAAGTTCCTTTAATTTTTCTCTTTGTTCCTTACCGATTATTTTATTTAAAAGGTAATATGTGGGAAAAATATAAGGGTCTAACTTATCTTCAACACCTCCTGGTAATGAACCTAACTTTTCTTCAGCTTCGACCGCTGGTCTCACAATTATAATTTTTTCATATCCATTATCTTCACTTGCCAGTAACTCAACCGCTTTCATCATCGCGATATATGATTTACCAACACCTGCAGGTCCTGAACAAATTGTGATTTGATTTTCTCCTAACGTTTCCCAATATCTCTTCTGAGCTTCTGTTAAGAATTTTCTCTTTGGTGATTTAATTATTGACTTAATTAGTTCTTTTTTAGTCATTCTATGAACAGGTAACTGTTCTCCTACTCTTTTTTTTCTAGCCATTCTAAATCTATATGTTGTTTATTCTTAGTATTAATATCGGTCAAATTCGACCATAATCAATACTTCGTAATATCTGTTTTATTTCCCTGTAGAACCAAACCCACCATCGCCTCTATCAGTATTAGATACTGACTTAACTTCGGTTAGGTTGATAGTCTTCTTTGTTAATACAGGACATACTACTGCTTGTGCAATTCTATCCCCGTGATTAACACTAACAGTGTCATTTGACAGATTTACTAAGATTACTTTTACCTCACCAGTATATCCTTGGTCTACAGTGCCAGGTGTGTTCAATACACTTAGTCCCTGTTTTGCTGCCAATCCACTACGAGGTCTTACCTGTACTTCAAAACCTTCAGGTATTTGAAACTTAAGACCTGTCGGTACTAAGAATCTCTCTAAGGGTTTTAATGTTATTGTTTGGTTTAGGTTAGCTCTTAAGTCAAATCCACTATCCCCTTCATAAATGTATTCAGGATTTTTATTATTTGACTCGTTAATAAATCCAATGGTAGGTTTAACAGATACTTCCTCATTAAGAAGGTTCTCTAATTCTTCAGACATCTGAGATAAAGAATTTACCATATCCTCATCATCTCCACTATCTAAATCTATACCACTAAGTGACTGACTGTATTTCTTAGTTACAATTTCAGTCAATCTATCTAAGTTGAATGTGTTATTACCCATTATTTGTTTCTTTTTCTTCTAAAATTGCTAAGTCAGTTGCTTGTTTAAGTATCTGACCTAACTTGTTGGTGTACCAACGATTTTGTTTATCGTCATCGGGTTTATCGTGATTTAAAATCGCTTGTGACTCTTCTTCTGTAAGTTTCACTCCGTTTTGTAGTGCGTATAATAAACTTCTTTCACCCACTTTAAGTGAGATAATATCTTCATTATATTCGTAGTACTTACCTAAGTTGTTAACGTGCCACTCACTTTTACACGGTTTAAACAAAAAGGACTTCCCTATCTCAGATAGGAAAGACACTTTAAGTACCGATGATACGTCCATCTGCATTTCTTTTGGTATTACCTTATTCAGGTATACCGCGTATTTTGCAACCTTAATACTATGGTCTAATAATCCACCAGGAAAGGCATTATTCATATCTTTCATTGGAGATGCTGGTGATAAAAAGTAATCCTGACCCAAAAAATCTAACAACTCCTTAGTAAAAAGATTGTATTTTTCGTTAGACTCTTCAAAGGTCTTAACGTTTTTAGCCAATTTATTTTTATCGAGTTGCACCATTATTGTCCGTAATATTTAGGTGTTAGTGTACTACTAATAACATCTTCATAAGTTGCTTTAGTAATTGTTAGTACTTCAGACCCTCTACTGTCTTCACTACGGTATTTAGCAATGACTAACATCGCTTCTTCTACGGAACTAGCCTCAACTAAGTAACGTGATTTTTTCATTTTAGGATTCCCATCAGAATCTAAGTTTTCAGTTTCGTACCCTACGGTAATTGTGTAATTTATCATCTTTTATTTATTAATTAATTGTTTATAAAATTTACTTCTTTTCTTAGTCGTTGTTTTTAAGTGGTACTTCTCTTTAACTGTTTCGTAAAGATTCTCTCCCATCTTTTTAATCCAATCAGGATTCTGTATTAACCTATTAAGGTGAGTGAACCATTGTTTATGGTTTTTTGATGGAGACACTAATAATCCATCACCACCTTCAACAAACTCACCGTTCTTAATTGCGTTAGTAAGAATGGACGAATATACGCCAATATCTTGAGCAATTATAGCTTTTTTGTAAAAACCTGCCTCAATAATTTTAAGTTCTGATTTTGTTAGGTTAAAGTCGTTCTTTTCTAAAGGTGCTAACGCGATATCAAATTTTGTGTAACCTAATGCGTATTTGTTAACAGGTTCCGTCCATACTCTTCTATATGGTTGATGTCTATCATCGAACGGAATGTCTCTATTGAACTTAAGTAAATGTTCTTTGTAATCACCACTAACCGTATTTAAGTTATTGGTTAATACGTTCTCATAGAAGAACCAAGCAGTTTCCCACGGTCTAATAGGTCTTTTAATTGCCTTACCTTGCTTTATCTCAGTAATCGTTCCTCGGGTATCATAACCACATAAAACAGTCTGATACTTACCCTTATGTTTTGATTCTAATCGGTTAACTGTTCCCTCTAATAATTTAACGTCAATAGCGTGTGATGAACCACCTAACCATCCAATACGTACTTTATCAGATTCTTCAGTTTCTCCTTTAAATTGAGACTCTTCAGGGTCAATAGAGTTCTCGATTACGATAACATTCTTAATCCCTTTTTCTTTAATCTTATCCGCTAAAAGTTCTGTAGTTGTTGTGATATAGTCACAAGCTCTTGCGATTGATAGGTTATGTTTTGCATAACCACTTTCTTTAAATTGTTTTTGAAGAGGATGTCCTACGGGTAGAATCCAATAGTCATCGATATCCATAACGACTTTAGTTCCCCCATCTTGAATTTCCTTAATCTTATCTAAGGTCCAACTCAAAGGTCTTCCGTTAATAATTTCTTTGTGAAAGTGAACGATATGGTAATCACTAAAGTTTACTCCGTCAATATTATCAAAGAGAATATCAACAAAGAACTCATCCTTATAATGATTATTTAAGTAAACGTGAGGGTCAACAGACCTGTACTTTCCTACACCACTCGTATCCGATGGTAGTACTAATACCTTAATTTTATCTGACATATATTGATAGTTATTTACCTTAAAAGTAAATTAACACATTCAATAAGTCAAAAATTATTTCATTTTTCTAACGTCGGTAAGTTTTCCGATAAACATAGAGTCACCAACTCTGATTTGAAGATTCTCATCGATTTGTTTGTTACCATCCATAAGTTTAGCAACTTTACTCTCAATAATTTCATCTAAGGTTTCCGTAATAGTTTCTCTTATTAATGTTTTTAAATCGTCATTATTAATAGAGTTATTAGTGACCTGTGGTGTGTTTACCGTTTCTTTGATATTTGTTCTTTGTCCTCCTGATGTGAATTCTGATTGTTGTTCCATTTTCTTAGCAACCTCATCAATAAACCCCGAAGGTAATTCATTGGTATAGTCGACAGTAGGAATTGGATTTTCCATCATTAATTTTTTTATACTATCAGGTAGTTTCGACCCTTTTATCTTATCTTCTGTGATATTAGCAGATACCGGTCTTTGATTTGTGTTTGGTGAGGTCATTTGACCTGTTTGTGATGGAGGTGTTTGAGTAGCGTTATCCACTTGCTCACTTAGTTTTGTCGTGTCAATGTTACCTTTACTGTAACTACCGTTATCGACTTTGTTCATTACTTGTCTTGCCGCTATAAGTGAGTTTGTTAATTTGTCAAATCCTTCCATAATACTTGTTTTAAGAAAAAATAGTTAAAATTTCTAATTAGTCAAACTTTGCAAGCTCAAATATTTGAGACATATGTTTATCTCCATTAGGATTAAAGTATGGACGAGCAGTTTCGAAGGTTTCCGTTGTCGGAGAAAGACTATTAATTTTATCTAATCTAAATAATCTCCATCCTGGTCTGTTTTCAGGAGTATCCGAAGAACCCCTTACTTGCCATGCTCTAACAACAACATTACCTGACTTATTGTGTGGTCCGATTGCTACTGCTTCGATTTCTCTATATCCTTTATTAATTGTTTGGTCACCAGCATAGTATATGGTAACGACTTTTCTATTACGAATTGCGTCAATTACCGCATCACGACTGATAGCTTCTTTAAGTAATACTCTTTTAAGTGACTCTATTAAATTCATTAGAAGTTTGGATATTGGTTTGAAGGTCCGAATTCGTTAGTACTTGTATTTTGACCTCTAGTTAAAATGTCGGTCGTACCACCAATAGTACCAGTGTCTCCCTTACCTTTATCATCACCATCAGATAATGCGTTAGGGTGTGAAGAACCATATGCGTTAGATGGGTTGTAAGTATTCGCAGACGTTAAATTTTGTCTCGATAAGATGTCAGTTTGTGAACCTACTGTTCCCGTATCCCCTTTACCTTTATCATCTCCGTCCGACATTGCGTTAGGGTGATTTGTACCGTATTCATCAGACAATGTACCATCGTACTCATTAGACGACATAAGTGCCGCTCTTTGTGCGTCTGCTATTTGTGTTAATATTTGGTTTGTTGTTGGCATAATAATCTTTTTTTTATAAATATCTGTTCATCATTTTTAACGACCTTTTTATTTCTTCCGATAGTCTACTCATATCTACTGACCCCGCCTCACCATTTTTTTCGTGTGACTTTCTATATGGGTTTTTCTTACCTGGTGTTAGTTCAGTCGCTCTTTGTGCTGACTTCTTTTGTTGTTCGATTTCCTTTCTTGCCTGTGTAAGGGTTTCTTGTACCCACTTAAACATAACATCACCACCATTTAGTTTGTAAGAATCTGAATCTGTTTCACTATTAATAGTTTTAAAGTCGTATAATAATCTTTTCAGTTGTTGATAAGTCATTACTTTTTCATCAACTAATCTACGGAGCCTTTTCATACCAACCCCACTAACGTGACTCATCGCCTTTAGTGTTTGGTTTAGGTGGTCTAAAATCTTAGTTGGTATATTAAACTTCTTATCTTTTAACTGACTATTCATTATTTGGTTAACTTTGAAATAATATATTTTTTATCACTATCCGATAAATCCATTAAGTGTTTTAATTTTCTATCTAAAATTGGATTTGAGGTGGTTTCACCCTCTTCTTCATCTACAGGTGAGATAATATCACTCGATTGTGATTTAATTTTTAAAAGTTTGTCAACATATTCGTCAATCTGTTTCTTTGAGATACTTTCAATAATTCTAACTTTATCATCACTATTTGGAATATAACCCATTTTCTCTAATCTTTCTTTTGCTGAGAATTCATCAAAACCTAATTCGTCCATAAAGTATTCTAATGCCTCATCGTATGTTTTGTTTGAATCCATAGTGTCTTCAAACCCTAAAGCATCGTCCATTTCAGCTTCACCCCAATATCTTCTCATATAATCACCTTTTTGGAATGGAGGTTGTGTTGCAGATTTAACTGTCATATCAGAAGTTTTTCTTGCAGTCACACTTTTAGTTCTAACGTCTTTAGGTACTTTTGAAGTTGGTATTGACCCGTCAAAGTCTACTAATTCTTCTATATTCTGTTCTTCTGCCTTTACAGGTAGAGACTCAAAATCAGTTTCTTTAGCGAATTCGTCCGCCATTTTACACCATTTTTTCTTTTCTTTTTTACTTAGTGAATCGTCATTACACTGTGCGTAAAAGTATTTCTGTTGTTTTTTTGACTCAAATTTTTCAGTAATTAAGTCGATTAATCTTTGGTCCATAGATAAAAATTCTTTAATTATAAATATCAAACAAATTTAAAGATATTTATTAATACCATGAGTATAACAAATAAATATCAAAATTCTGATTCTCAGTTAGGGATAAACCTTAATAGGGGATACTTTTATGATGTCACCCCACAAGTTAAAAATATAAAAAATATGGATTTATTGTATAGTACAACACTATTTGATACTAATCTATCGATAGATGTTAATCCTAATGATAGAGAAATTAACTACATATCTGACCCATCATTAATGGATTTAACCACAAACATAGTTGGAAAATTCGGTTTTGATAACGGTAAGTTTTTCAGATATAAGTTCAGAAGACCAGGTAGAAGTATCTTTGATAATATTTTAAATGAGGGTTGGACGGCAGAAACGGCACTTAATTTTGACTCAGAAACCAGTAGTGGTTTTGATGTTTTTTATTATTTAGGTGTTGCACATGCAGGCTTAGATGACGTTTATGAGGACGGAGTATTAGTTGAGGACAATAGTGAGAAACATAAAGAAGATTACCTACATAACAATTTAGCATTCGCATTTGACGAAAACAGAAGTATTGTTGTTCGTTCCGTAAGATATATGGAGGAGTGTTATGATTGTGGTGAAAACCCAACGAAAGGGGAATATGTTTTTGAACACAAATTTAATAAACCAATTTGTACTGATGACATTTCTAATTTTGCAGTAACGATTGTTTTCGAAAGAGATGGAAATATCGTTCAAGGAATGTGTAAAGAATTAAATACCAAATTCATTGAGAGTGTTTCTGAAAGAATGGGGACATTAAAAATATACGTTAATGGATTACTATATGGGTCTATTAAAGATTTCGAAGACATCATAACAAGAAAGACAATTAACACCCCACCAGTAATTGATTTTGTTCAGGGTTGGGGATTTTCAGACGACTATAGATTGTCTGACGATTATAATATGACAGGAACGTTTGAGGGACATCAACTAAGAGGAAGATTCCATACCAAACCATTAGAAATACACGAATTAAGACATAACTATAAATTATTAAGAGACCAATATAATATTACTGATTGTTTCAGTATCGGATGTGGTCCAAACTTCTAAAATTATGAAAAAACCAAATAAATCACCTAAAGTACAAACTAAAGAAACCGACTTAACATTATCAGGTCGTTCAACTCCAAAGGGTAAATCCAGCGGAAATACTAAACCAACAACTGAGTTTTTGAGTGACGATGTTTCAGGAACAAACTATAACTTAACCACAACAACGACTGTAGCTCCGACAACGACTACAACTACTGAGGTTCCAACAACGACGACTACAACTACTGAGGTTCCAACAACGACGACTACAACTATCGACTATACGATATTACCGTATCTACTCATAACAACAAAAAATGTTCAATCGTTCCCTGGTAGTGGGTTACCTGATAATTATATTTTTGGGTTAAAGGATAGTAATGGAGATTTTGTGTATAGTGACTACGATATTAAATGTATTGTAGAAAATATCCCTACAGGGGGGTATGGTGCATGGACCATTGGTGTTGAAAACAATTCTGACGAGTTTTTATCTGTTGGGGATAGTGAATTAGTTAGGTTTTCCGCTAATACTACTGAAATACTTGAAGAATTTAACCATTCAGCTAGAGGTTATTACATTGATACCGAAACAAGATTTAATAATATTATTGATAAATATATCATTAATATTGTTGATGGTGAAGTTGTCTCTATAGTGTCATTTGAAAGTATCGGTGACGTATCAGGGTGTAATTTACCAACCACTACAACGACTACGACAACTGCGGCTCCGACAACGACAACTACGACAACCATAGATTCGAGCAGTATTGTATATCAATTATATAATAGTGTTACCCCTGCAAATAGCAATACCACATATAACTTTTCAACTATGACGACACCTTTAGAGGTTAAATGTGCTTGGGACCACTTTCAGAATAATCCAAATGGTGTAGGTGGTAGTGTTTCGTCTAATACCACACAAGAATCTATGAATGATGGTGATTATATCAGTATTGGAGATACTATGAACTATGCCAGTACTAGTAACCCCACTGGTGATGGTTATTACTCATATTGGGATGCGAATGGTTATTTGGGGAATCCTGATGTATGGGCGATAAAGATTGAAAATGGGGTGATAGTCTCTATGGATAGTTTTTCATCATTACCTTCATGTGATACTACGACAACTACAACAACTGCGGCTCCGACAACTACAACTACGACAACCATAAATTCGAGTAGTATTGTATATCAAGTATATAATAGTATTAATACGGGAAATATGACTTATGGTTATACCAATTATGACTTTTCAATTATGACGGCACCTTTAGAAGTTAAATGTGCTTGGGACCATTTCAACAGTTTAGGTACTGGTGGTTATACGTCTGAATATATGGTAGAGACTATGAATGATGGTGATTATATCAGTATTGGAGATACTATGAACTATGTCGGTACTATTAACCCTGTCGATGATGGTTATTACTCATATTGGGATGCGAATGGTTATTTGGGAAATTCCGATAATTGGGCAATAAAGATTGAAAATGGGACGATAGTTTCTATGGATAGTTTTTCATCATTACCTTCATGTGATACTACGACAACTACAACAACTGCAGCTCCGACAACGACAACTACGACAACTGACGATGGTTTATATGAATTCTTTATGTCCGAGCCGGTATTGACTGAATCGGAACTTTGTGATAAATCTTTTAACTTAGAGGTTAAACATATGTCTGCCGATGGTAACAACTGGAATACGGGTAGTATAAAAAATATGGATGGTAGTAATTATTACTTACCAACTGACAATGTTAATTATTGGGTGGTAATCGCTAGAGTTGATTTATCACCACAATTACATAACGAACCAGTTAGTTCTGTGGATACCACATCGGTTTCTCCAGGGGTTTACATAAAGAAAATAAGAATTCAAAATTACTCAACAACCGGAGCTAAAGGTTATGGGGCATACGGATGGATAGGTAGTGACTGTCCTGTACCAACAACGACAACCACAACAACTAATCCGGGATAACCAATATATAAACTAAAAATAGTTATGGAACATTATATTAAACAGAATTCGACAGAACCATTACTGGTTGTTACAATATATAACGATGAAAAATACTTTAAGGAGCCCTTTCAAGATAGAATTGAAAACTCCGTAATATCTTTCACAATGCAAGACGATAAGGGTGCGTTTAAAATATTAAACGCCCCTTGTTATTTAATTAAAAATGGGGAAGATTACGACATCGTATATAAGTGGACTATGAAGGATACTAAGACTAAAGGGGTATTCAATGGTAACTTCACAATACAGTTCTTAGGAGACGATTACGATGTGATGTCTCAAACTATTTTACCAATCAAGGAAGATTTATTAATTAATATTATTTGATTTTAATCTAAATTTTATTATTTTTGTATTTGAATGTTAAGGGTAACCTACACAACTAAGTGTAGTGAAAATGTCCCAAACGGAAAAAAATACAAAATATGGTAACTACAGAACAAATCGAAGAGTTCTTACTAGGTGAGGACCCTGAAAAGTACATTGTAGCGTTAGAGTACGACTACAGAACAAATAAAATCTACAAAATCATCCAAGACCCTGTTGAGGGTAAAGTCATTAAAGTTGACAGTTTCATCCCATTTGCTTGGGTTGGAGATTTACGAGCAAAGAAATTTTACGGAGGGTCAAAAGCACGTCAGAAAGAGGCAATGACAAAGAATGGTATCACCATTGAAGTGTTGGATACGAAAGGTGATGTCAGAATGGAACAAGGACTTAGGTATATGGTTAAATCCACAAAGACCTATTCTAATTTAGTAAACTTTTTCAAGCAGGGAGGTTTAGACCCGTGGTCTCGAGATAACTCAGACTCAATTTCTATTCTACCACCTGTGGAGATGTACTTAGTACAAAAACAAAAACGACTATTTAAAGGATTTGAAGAATATGACGAACTACATCGTTTCGTATTCGATATTGAGACCACAGGACTTTCACCTGAGGATAGTAAGATTTTCCTTATCGGAATGAAAGATAACAAAGGGTTTCAGGAATCATTGGCCGCTGAGAATGAGGACGAAGAAAGAAAGATGATTATAGACTTCTTTGATACAATCGATAAAATTAAACCAACACTTATTGGTGGATACAACTCAGCATTTTTCGATTTTCCATTCATATTACGTAGAGCGGAGATATTAGGATTAGATATTAAGGAGATTAGTAAAACCTTAAACCCTCAGAAACCATTACGTCAGAAAGATGGTATGCTTAAGTTGGCAAATGAAATGGAGGACTATACTCAAACTATGATGTGGGGGTATAATATCATTGATATTGCACACGCGGTACGAAGAACTCAAGCAATTAACTCAGACATTAAGAGTTGGTCACTGAAATACATCACTCAGTTTATTAAGGCTGAAAAACCAAACCGTGTATATGTACCCGGTGATAAGATTGGTAAAATATACTTTGATAACGAACAATATTACTATAACCCTACTAGTGGTGGTTATAAATTAATTGGTGACCCAGGAACTGAAAATCTATTACAGAGATTCCCTGGTAAGTTTGAAATAAAAACAGGTAAGAACATTATTGAAATGTACTTAGATGACGATTTATATGAAACTATGGTTGTCGATGAAGAGTTTAACCAAGCAAACTTCCTTCTTTCTAAGCTGGTACCAACTACATATGAAAGACTATCGACTATGGGAACTGCAACATTATGGAAGATGATTATGCAGTCGTGGTCATACAAACACGGTTTGGCGATTCCATCTAAAGGGGAGAAGAGACCGTTTACTGGTGGGTTGTCTCGACTATTACAGGTTGGGTATTCTACCGATGTACTTAAATTGGATTACTCGTCACTATACCCTTCTATTCAGTTGGTTCACGATGTATTCCCTAAATGTGATGTTACGGGGGTAATGAAAGTAATGTTAAAGTATTTCCGTGATACTCGTATTATGTATAAACATTTGGCGGCAGAACACTATAAGACGGACCCAAAACTATCGTCTCAGTATAACCGTAAACAATTACCGATTAAGATTTTCATTAATGCATTCTTCGGTTCATTATCAGCACCTCACGTATTTCCGTGGGGAGATATGGATATGGGAGAACAAATCACCTGTACGGGTCGACAATACCTAAGACAAATGATTATGTGGTTTATGGATAGAGGTTATGAGCCATTAGTAATGGATACGGATGGGGTTAACTTCGCAGTACCTGAAGGTCGTGACGAACACAAATATGTGGGTAAGGGATTAAATGGTTTGGTTAAAGAGGGTAACGAATATTCAGGGTCAGAAGCTGATGTTGCTGAGTATAACGATATCTTTATGAGAGATGAGATGGGGTTAGATACTGATGGCCAATGGCCAGCAACTATCAATTTGGCTCGTAAGAACTACGCACTACTAACGGACACAGGTAAGGTTAAACTAACAGGTAATTCTATTAAATCTAAAAAATTACCGACATACATTGCAGAGTTCTTAGATAAAGGACTTAGAATGTTATTAGATGGTGACGGACATGGTTTCTTAGAGTATTACTATGAGTATTTGGACATCATATACAAAAGACAAATACCGTTGTCTAAGATATCAAATAAGGCGCGTGTTAAGCAATCGGTCGATGATTATAAGAAACACATCTTAAAAAGAACAAAATCAGGTTCCTTAATGTCCCGACAAGCACATATGGAATTAATACTACAACACGATATTAACGCGGGATTAGGTGATACCATTTACTACGTTAATAACGGACAAAGAAAGTCTCACGGAGATGTTCAGAAAAAGGGTGATGTGGTTAAACTTAACTGTTACTTTATTCCTGAAGCGGATATCCTTAAGACCCCAGACAAATTAGGTGAGTACAACGTACCGAGATATATTGCCGCGTTTAATAAACGTATTGAACCGTTATTAGTTGTCTTCCCTGAAGATATCAGACCTGAAGTGTTAGTTGAGAACCCAAGTGATAGACCATACTTTACACGAACACAAACCGAACTCGTTAGAGGGTTCCCTAGAAAAGAAGGTGACCAAGATACGTTAGAGGAGGTATTAACATTATCTGACACAGAACTAAAGTTTTGGAATAGTGTGGGTATCGACCCTTACTATATGTATGTTGACGGTACTTTAGATATGGTGGATAATAAAGTGGTTAGTGATAATAAGAAACTACTCACAGACTATGTGTTACCAAAACCTAAGGAATACAATAGTGGTCAAGAATTTATTAAACAACGAATGATTCAGGAACGTATTAAGAAACAGGAAAAACCTACACCACAACAATCACTTAAGTTTAATTAGTAAACACAAAAAAAGGGGTCATTAAGACCCCTTTTTTTATTATATATGTGGTTATTAAATCGCAGTAAACGGACCTTGGAATGGTCTGTACTGTAATGTCTTATTTAAGTTTTCTGCTTCAGAAGCTCTTCTTTCTAACATTTTGTCAGGTCTCAGTCTTTCTAAACGAGTTTGTAGTTCTTCGACTAGTTTCATTTTTTCATCTTTACCTTCAGTTAATAAAGAATCATATTCTAATGAAAGTTCAGAGTCAGGGGTTTTTAAGTTTCCACCAAACTTACCTCTAACACGTCCTAAAGATTCTTTACATATTGCGATGAAGTATTTTCTAACCCAGTTTTGTGCTGGTTTATTAATCTCTTCCCACGATAAATCTTGAGTCTCCACATCTGAAGGTAATTTGATAACGTCAGGATTTTCTTCCATACATTTCTCTCTATCTTCTGTGTTATAGTACCAATACCAAACTTTAGATTGGTTGATTGATTTAGAACCAAAATCGAACCTACCACCAGGTACGTTCATAAGGTGGATGTATTTACCACCACTCGGAGCGGCAGTTACACGATATGTTAAATCTCCACCGATAATTCTATTCTTAAGGTTTCTGTCTTGCATTCTTAAAAGAATGTCAAACGCTGGCATCATATGGTAACTTCCTTGGATACCCATTTGGGCGAATCCACCACCACCACCGATACCTGCACCACCTAAACCACCGAATCCACCCATAAATGGGTCAACTAATGATTCATTAAGTTCTGCACGGGTAAACCATAAAAGTTCGTTTAACTCGCGACCTTTAGGTATTTCGTATATCTGTTGATTTGTTTTTAATTCGATAAAGGCTTTCTCTAATACCCAATCACCACCAGTCTGTAAACCAACGATTTTAGAGTATGCGTATGTGAATTGTGTTTCATAATCCATACTTCTCGTAGTGAACGCTCTCGTTAATGATTGCTCATCAACATTAAGACCGTTTAATGAAGTCCATTGAGACTCTATTAACCAATCCTGTATGTATTGTTCGTATTCTGATAGTGAAAGTTCTAGTAAAGAATCCATTTGGTCGTCATCCAATTCAATTTGTCTGATTGGTGCACCTAATAAGTGTAGGACCTGTTTGTATAATTTACTTTTGTTTTTGGAATTTATAACCATGGTATCTTTTTAATATAAATATCTTTGTTTTAAATAAACTTTAGAATGTTCTTAATAATGTCAAAGTTTTCATTTAATGAATCTACCCCTTTTTGATATTTGATTCCTAATTTAGAAATAAAGTAAGACCCTTTAAGTGGTTTAGCCGATTTAGAATCTACTAAGATTAATGAGTTTTGTTTTACAAAGGCGATGAAATCTGTTTTATATTGTTTTGCTGCACCGACACCGTTAATGAAGTGACCATAGTCAGATTCTTTGATATCCGTAAATGGTTTAATTTGAATTGTATACGTTGGTATTGTAACAACATCTTTGTAGACTACTGCGTCAACACCATTAATCATATCATCGACAACACCTGAACCCCCTACTTTAACAACATTTAAACCATTAAATAGGGGACAATCTTTTAGTAGGTTAATACTCTCCTCTTCGGTTTTTTCACCTTTAACTGATGTCCTGTCTATTGTTGGTAATACGATTGACATATAAATTTCACCATCCTCAGAAACGATTGAACGGTAATTTTGTCTAAAAAACTGAATGAATGTTGAATATATTAAAGGTAACGGTTGGTTAACGTTAATTCCTGAATATTTTAATAATTTAGACATCAAAACAAAGTTTGTATTAATCCTATTAAGTACAGGGTGCCAAACTCCGTCAGTTGTCCACACCCCCGTTTTTACTTTACCCTCAGAGTCTTTGTCTGTTTTCCATTGGTTTGTTGGTGTATATACGTGTTCTAACACTTTGTTAATAAACACTCTCCAATCACTATTATAACCACTTCCGTAGGTTTTCATAATAGACTGAGCAGTATCACGATAACTGTCTTTGTAACTACTTTCCGTCAATAACATACTTAATTTTTTCATTCCGTCTCTTTATAATAAATACTTTGTAAATGATAAACGATTTTTAGAAAAAATACAGGTTTAAGTTTGTAGTAATGAAGATTTATTGTATATTTGTAGTGAACAAAAAAAGACAACTATTATGACATCAGCAACAGAATTTATATCGGAATACAACGGAAGCAACTCATTTCTTAACTCAGTTAAAAGTGGTTACAGTAAGTATGGTCGTCTTACACCAGCTCAATCTGCGGCGGTTATCAAAATAGTTAAGTCAATGAAAGAAAAAGTTAAGTCTATGGCTCCGATTGAAGTTCGTAAGAATATCGAACAGATTATGGAGTACAAAGGAAATAATAAGTTCATCAAAGACTTACAGGAAAAATACGAAAAGTATGGTAAGTTAACTGAGAAGCAAATCGATGCAGGTCTTAAGTCTATTAATCGTAAACCACAGAACACGGTTAAAGAACCGATGAAGCTACCTAAAAACCAAACAATCAGAATCCGTCAGTACATTGCAAAACAAATTAAAGAGGATAAGGATTTAAACTTCTTACCAATTCAGATTGAGGTTTCTCACCTAATTGGAGCGTCTAGAAAGGCACTACACCTAAGAGGTAAAATGTCTACTGAAGTAACTACTGAGTGTCGTTGTTGTGGTAGAGGATTGAAAGACGAGATGTCAATCGCAACGGGAATGGGTAAAACGTGTTCTAAAAATATGGGTGTTGAATACGCAAAGAATCAATCTGATGTTGATAGATTTAAAGAAGACCTACAGAAAAAAGTTGATGAGGTTGGTGTATTTGACTTTTGGGTTCCTAAGTCTCAGGTTTCAGAATGGGATGGGGTGTATAAGTTAGCAGTTAACAGTCAGTTTCAAACTTACGTTAACTCTTAATAGTGATGATTATTTGGTCACCTTCTTTTTTCACTTTGAAATTAGGGGGTGATAAATTTTCATAGTACTCTTTATAATAGTCGACTTTTTCATCTTCGTCCATTGTCGTATCTTCCTCTTCCGATTCGTTAAGTGATGATTCTATTTTTTTGATGGTAATGTCAGTATCCACAATTTCACTATCCCAAACCTTTTCTTTGACTAGTTCTAACTCATCGTGGTATGTGCCCTCACCCAATAATCTATCTTCAACGGAATTACTACTATATCCTTCAACTTCACCACGATATAGGTATGTTCCCGATTCATTGTAACCCGCATTTAACTCTACCTCAAATGTAAAAAGTTTAGGGTCCTTAATAAAAGTACTATCGGTATGGTTTACTGTTGGTGACTGTAGGAAAGACGCTTCAATCTTATCTCTAATTTCGTGGTACCTGTCAAATCCAACACTATTGGTGTTAATCCCAAACATCTTTAACGTTTTAGTGATTACCTCAAAATGTTTAGAGTTGTCACCATCATATTTAGAAATCCCCATACTACTAAAAACTTTAGATAGGTAAGGAATGACTTTGTCGTATTGAAGGTCATTGATTTCAGATAATATTTTACGTCTAAGACTATTCATAGTTTATAAATAGTTATTTTTTAAGAATAGATAGTAAATCTTCCATAACTGAAGTTCCCATTTCGTTTTCATTATCCCCCATAACGGTATCGATAACGTTTTTCTTTCTTTGTAGTATGTCGTAGATTATCATTTCGATAGTGTTTTCAAAAATAGGGTAAAATACCGAAACATTAGATTTTTGTCCGTATCTATAGGCTCTATCTTCGGCTTGTGAATGGTCAGAAGGTACAAATGATAGGTCATTAAAGATTACAACCTCAGCGGATGTTAAGGTGATACCTACCCCCGCAGCTTTGATATTCCCGACAAAGACATCTATTTTATCATCATTTTGAAATTTATCGACAGACTCCTGTCGACTTTGTTTTGTCATTCTTCCGTTTAACATAACAGACCTCTTATTGTATTTCCACGCAATTTCTTCTAACGTTGCCGTAAAGTTTGTAAAAACAATTACCTTTTTTCCTTGCTCCAACGCATTGTCTATTAATTCGTAAGTTGAAGGTAATTTTGATTCTGCAATAATTTGTCGAGCCATCATTAACTTTGAAAGTTTCACAGATAGTGATTTTTTCTCATTTGAATCCTGTTCCCACTCTAAGTAATCACCAATTTCTTTTTCATACTCTTTAGATTTTAAATTCAGATATACGGGACTTATAATTTTATCGGGTAAATCTAATATATCTTCTTTCATCCTTCTAAGTACGTGAGGTTTAACTCTATCTCTAAGTTCTTCTAAATTTGATGCTCCGTTTACGTTCCATACCTTACGTCTACCCGCCATAAATTGATATGCGTCACAATATCTTTTAACAAATCCTGCCCAATTAATGGTTAATGGAGAACCTACTAAATGTAGTAAGTTAAAATAGTTAATCGGTCTTGAGGTCATTGGGGTTCCTGTTAATAACCAAACCTTTCCAACCTGAGAAACTAAGTGGTTAACTAATTGCGTTCTCTTTGCTTGTTTGTTTGAGATATAGTGTGCCTCATCTATTAGAACTAAATCAAATCCTTCATCTAAAAATTTAGATTTAAAATCGTCATCACCTCTTTTTGGTATCTCGTGAAAATTCTTAATAATGTCGTAGTTGATGATTACAAACTTACCATCATCCCATTTTTTACCCTCGACAATACCAACAGATTCGTCAGTGTAGTTTTCAATTTCTCTTTTCCAATTCAGTTTTAAAGATGCTGGACATATGACCAATACTTTTTGTGCTCCACTTTCGATTGATGCGATTACCGCCGATGTGGTTTTACCTAACCCCATATCATCCGCAAGTATGTATTTATCGTTTGCCAATAATTTTACAATAGCCTCTTTTTGATGTTCCATTGGTGGTCTATGAGAATATGGTTCCCAATCAACCTCAACTTTTCTTTCATTACTCGATAGTATGTGAGACTTTGGAACCCATATAAACTCTAAAGGACTTTTATCGATAATTTTACCATATATGTGGTAAGCCTTATCAGTCTGAGTCAATAGTTTCTCAATATAGATTGATTTTGGTGATGTTGGTAGTAGCCTCTCTTCTCTTAATTTCTCACCGAAGTAAGGGTCAATATCTACCCACTTACGGGCCACCTTAGGTGTTTCACCATTGTTCTTTATGATATATTCTGCTTGTGAGCGTGAAGGTTTGTATCCTTTAGTAAAAAAAAGTTTTTCTTTACAGGATAAAATGTAGTTGTTACCACCTTCATAAGTTTTTAATATTTCTATAGCCTTTTGCTCAGGAATCATAAACGCATATTGTATTATATAAGATAAACATATAATTAAAAAGAATCAATAGATATTTATTAGTATGAGTAAAAAGAAACAACCAATAAATAGAATGGGTAAGTTCTTTGGTTACGATGATTTTAATTTAGAATTATCGATGGGCGAAGAGTGGTTACACGGAGATATGAATTTCACTTTAGTTTTATTTAGAGTGGACAGAAGTAAGAGTGTTGATGACGTATATGGTGAATCGGGTAAGGGTGAGATTAAATTCTTTTCCCCTGTTGAGTTCAAAGGGTATGTTCAGATTGCAGGACCTGATAACAAAACCTATTCTAATGGTTTAGGTCGTTATTTGGAGCCAGGTAATATGACCGTTTCTTTATATAAACATCATATGGAAGAGAAAGACATTGAAATTTCCTATGGTGATTATATTGGTTACTATGAAACTGAAGATAGAGTAAGATATTATGAGGTCGCAAATGATGGTAAAGTAACATCAGATAATAAACACACATACGGAGGATTTAAGGCGTTCTATAGAACAATACTTTGTACACCTGTTAGTGAAGACCAATTTAAAGGAATGTAATTATGCCATTACCAAAGAAAGTAAAAAAGGATATTAACGTTTATCCGTCGAAAACATTATTAGAAAGGAGAGAGCAGATGTTGGAAGAAATTACCAACCAAGACACTAATCTACCTGAATCTGTAATGCACGAAGACTTAGATTTAGGAATGTTGGAGTTTGTAAAAGAACACCTACGTTTCAAAAGTGACGGTAAGTACGTTAATTTTATTGAAAAGATACTTTCTTTACAAAGATGGGCTGAGTTATCAAATACCTTTGACTTCATCAATAAAGATGAAAAAATGCAACTACCTTTTATTACTGTAGTTCGTAAACCTGAGGTCCCTTATGGTTCTAATCCGGCACTACAATATACAATTCCCGATAGACAAAGTTTCTTTTATAGAAGGATATCTACATGGGATGGTAATAGATTAGGTGCTGATGTATATAAAATACCTCAACCAATACCTGTCGACATTTCTTTTGATGTTGTTGTGGTTTGTAATCGTATGAGAGAACTAAATGGTTTTAATACAAAAGTGATGCAGAAATTCTCATCTAGACAATCATACACAGTCGTTAAAGGTCACTATATCCCTTTGGTTTTAGAATCGATATCTGACCAATCACAAATAGACTCAATCGAGGGTAGAAGGTTCTATCAACAGGTTTACTCTTTTCAAATGCAAGGATTCTTAATTGACGATGAAGAATTTGAAATAGTACCAGCGATTAATCGAGAGTTAATTATGATGGAATTAGGTGCTGACGTTAAGGGTAATTCATCGGTAAACACATTTAAAACTATTAAACATAATGTGGAGATAAATGCTGAGGTATTTACGGGTGATTCAGTAACCACCACATTTAAGGTTCAGAGAAAAGTCAATAACTTATTCTTTGTCGAGTTAAACGGAATTATTTTGGTTCAGGGAGAGGACTACTTCCACAATGGGAATAGTTCTAATATTATATTCTCAACCCCACCACCATTAGATAGTAAAATACGTATTTCATATTCTTTTGATAATAATTTTGTTGATATTGATGGGTCACGTCTATCTTTAAGTAAGGATATTATAGAATTTGAAGATGGTGTTTATGAGTATGATTTATCTAAGCCTATCCACGACATTATATTAGTTGATGTTGGAGGTATGATACAATTAGAGAATGATTATTATACTTTTAATATTGATAATAAAAAATTGACGGTTAATGAAATACCACCATTAAGTACCCCACCAGTTAAGATGAGTGTGGTATATCTAACAAAATCTTAAAGTTCCCCGTAGATATCTGTCTTAGGTTTACAGTTTTCTTCTATTAGTTTTTCTATGTATTTAAACATTTTTAGACCTTCACTTTTGCAATGGTTTTTTAGCATTGAATGGTGATGTTCACTAATCTTTAAGTTTTTGACTATTTCCTTGTCCATTTGTCGTTGTATGAAAAAAGTATGAAAAAAAACATACTACCAATAAATATAATGGATTTATAAAAGTCTTTTACTAAAAAAATAAATATTTATAGTAGTAAAGAAATAAATTACATAATATAAAATTAAACAATAATGGCAAATTCTAACAGAGTTTTCGTCTCACCAGGGGTTTATACATCAGAAAAAGATTTGAGTTTTGTATCTCAAAGCGTAGGTGTATCTACTTTAGGGTTAGTAGGTGAAACAAAAAAAGGTCCAGCATTCGAACCTGTATTAGTATCAGGTTATAATGAATTTAAAACATTATTTGGAGGACAATCACCTGAAAAATTAGGTGAAACTTTAAAATACCAATTACCGTATTACGCTAAATCATTCTTAAACCAATCATCTCAGTTATTCGTAACTAGAGTGTTAGGATATTCAGGATATAACGCAGGTGATGCACATGCAATCAAAACTATCGGTTCAGTTGATAAATTCAAAACGTCTAGCACTCAAGAAGATATCTTTGATGTTGAGTTAGCTGGTGGGTTGTTAGACTTATCGTCTGTAACATCAGCACAACAAGCATTTTTATCAACAGTACTTGAAGCTAATGACGGTTCAATGTCTTCAGTTGAAGACTTCTTCAATGGAGCTATCAATACTACAGAACCTATAGTTGTAGGTCCTTATGATACTACGTTCGATTGGACAACATTAGGAGTAACAACTGTTGGTCTTACAATGTATAATATGAGTGATTCATTATGGGCTTTACAATCTTGTGGTGATTCATTAAATGACTCAGGATTGTCTTTCTATGGTATTAAGTGGGATGACGCAGGTACTGACAAATTTAAAGTGATAGTACAAAGAATTGGTGTTCAAAGACACGAGGAGTCTCACGGTAAGACTATCGCAATTTTACGTTCAAGAGCTGAATATACAGGTGATACATTAAATCATAAATTAACATCACCAATCACAATGACTAGCTCAACTGTTGAGACTAACAGTATGGGTGATTTCAAATTATCTATGAGTTCAGGTACTCAATCTTTCTCATATACGTGTAACTTAAGTTCATCGTCTAAAAAGTTTATCACTAAGGTAATTGGTGAGTCTGCTTTTGATAAGAACGCTGACTTATACCCAATATACGTTGATAAAGTATTTGATAGTTATTTAACTTGGTTATCATTAACAGGTAAAGTTCAAGGTCTTTCATTAGATATTGAGTCAGTACAAGACGGTGACGACTTCCAAGAATCATATACTTCATCTGTTACACCATATGTGGTATCAGAAGTAAGAGGTGGATTTGTTTCGGACTTATTTAGATTCATCACAATTTCTGATGGTGATTCATCGGCGAAAGAAGTAAAAATATCGATTGTTAATATTAACATCGAAAAACAAGAATTCGATATCATCGTAAGAGACTTCTTCGATACGGATGCAAATCCTATCGTATTAGAGAAATTCTCAAGATGTTCAATGAACCCTGAAGTACCAGGATACGTAGCACGTAAAGTAGGTACATCAGATGGTGAGTACGAATTAAAATCAAGATACGTTATATTAGAATTAGGTTTAGAAGCACCTTCAGATTCTGTACCAGCAGGTTTCAGAGGTTATGAAGTTAAAGACTACGGTTTTGCTACCTCATCTAATCACGATATTAATTATAAAACAGAATATTATAAGGCAGGTGACCAAATTGGTGTTGATGTTAACGGTAACCCAATTCAGGTTAATGCTGATAAAATAAGAAAAGTATTTATGGGTGTTTCTGACACAGTTGGATTTGACCCATCATTCTTTGAATTCTCAGGAAAATCAATCTCAGGTGAAACAACTAAAGGTTTCCACTTATCGTCACAAGCTGACTCTACTGAGTTTGATACTACACCTGAAAATTTCGAAATTAGTGAAGGTAACTTTGAAAAGGCATCGGCATGTAAATTTACATTAGCACCTGTAGGTGGATTTGATGGTTTTGATATCTTCAGAAAAGAAAGAACAAATACTGACCAATATATGATTGGTAAAAATTCATACATTAACTCAGGATTTGATAGTAATATCGGTGAGTCAGATTACTACGCTTTCTTAGATGGTATTATGACATTCAGAAATCCTGAAGCGATTGACATTAACTTATTCTCAACACCTGGTATCAACTTCTTCGACCACTCATCGTTAGTAGGTGAAGCTATTGATATGGTAGAGACAGAAAGAGCGGATTCATTATACATTATTGATTCACCAAACAGAGATAGTGTTGACGAGATAGTAGGAGACTTAGAAGATATAGGTTTTGATTCAAACTACTCAGCAACTTACTGGCCGTGGATTCAAGTTAGAGATACTGAAAATTCAGTACAGGTATATGTATCACCAACAGGTGAAGTTTTAAGAAACATCGCATTAACTGATAACATTGCTTTCCCATGGTTCGCGTCAGCGGGTTACCAAAGAGGTTTAGTAAATTCAATCAAAGCTAAAAAGAAATTAACTTTAGATGAGAGAGATGCGTTATACGTGAATAGAATTAACCCAATCGCAACATTTGCGGATGTAGGTACAATCATTTTCGGTAACAAAACACTACAGGTTAGAGAGTCAGCGTTAGATAGAATTAACGTAAGAAGATTATTACTACAAGCGAGAAAATTAATTTCAAACGTAGCGGTAAGATTGTTATTCGAACAAAACGATGATGTTGTAAGAAATGAATTCTTAAGTTTAGTAAACCCAATTTTAGAGAATATCAAAAAAGAAAGAGGTTTAACAGAATTTAAAGTTGAGGTTTCTTCATCACCTGAAGATATGGACAGAAATCAATTGTCAGGTAAGATTTATATCAAACCAACAAGAGCACTTGAATTTATCGATATTGAGTTCTTAGTTACACCAACAGGAGCATCTTTCGAGAACATTTAATAAAAAAATATAAGAGGGGAAGTTAGTTCTTCCCCTTTTTTAAAAAAATAGAAATGGAAAAAATTTTATTAGAAGAAAATATTAAAAGACTAATGGAGATTATGGACATCGAAGTAACCGAAGGGTTTGACGATGAAGGTAATCCTGATTTTAAATATTATGCTTTTGATTGGGACGATAACATAATGTTTATGCCAACAGAGATTATGGTTAAAACATTCGGAGACCAAGAAATAGGAATGGGTACTGCTGATTTTGCAGAATACAGAAGTCAAATCGGTAAGAATGATTTTGATTACAAAGGACATACAGTAACAGGATTTGCTGATGAACCATTTATTAACTTTGGACCTGCGGGTAACGAACAGTTTGTAAAAGATTCATTAGTTGCATCAACAGGACCATCGTGGGATGATTTTGTAGAGTGTATTAATGGTGGTTCTATATTTGCTATTATAACGGCAAGAGGACACAACCCTGAAGCTTTAAGACAAGGTGTAGAGGAGATAGTTAGAGCTGGTAAGGCAGGATTATCTATAGAGTCTTGTGTTGAGTCACTAAAAAGATATAAGGGAGTTATTGAAGGTAACCCTGATGAGATGTTTAGCGAGTATTTAGATATGTGTAAATTCCATCCTGTATCATTCGGAAAAGGTAGTGCAGCTAATCCTGAAAAGGATAAGATTATCGCATTAGAAGGATTCATAGAACACGTCAATAGATTATCTGAAGAATTAAAGGTAACTATGGAGTTAGAAAATGACATCCAAAATAACTTCGTACCAAAGATAGGGTTCTCAGATGATGACAAATCAAATGTGGACAATGTAATGAAGTACTTAGATGATAAAGACGGTGAGAGTAACGTAAATGTATACTACACCAAAGATGATAAGGTAAAGATGTAATTTACCTTACTAGTATTATACTAGTATTATATATAAACTAGTTATACTAGTTATTATTTATACTGGTTATATTTATATTATATACTGGTTACTAGTAATATGTAGATAAAAAATGACAATGTCAAACAACTTAGAGAATATTTTTAAGAAACTTGATATTTATAAGTAAATAAAAAAATTAATTAAAAGAAATACAAATGGCTGATTTATTAATGAAAATGCCCGTTCCTTACGAACCAAAGAAAAAGAACAGGTTTATTTTGAGATTTCCATCTTCGTTAGGAATTAACGAGTGGTATGTAAGTACAACATCTAGACCCTCAGCTAATATAGGGTCAGTAGAGATTCCCTTTTTAAATACTTCTACATTCGTAGCGGGTAGATTCAACTGGAATACCTTAAACGTGACGTTCAAAGACCCAATCGGTCCATCAGCGGCACAAGCACTTATGGAGTGGTTTAGACTACACGCAGAGTCTGTTACAGGTAGAATGGGTTACGCTGCAGGGTATAAGAAAGACATTGAGTTAGATATGTTAGACCCAACAGGTGTTGTGGTAGAAAAATGGATTATCCAAGGAACGTTCATTACAGATTTAAACTTTAATGACTTATCATACTCTGATGAAGGTTTAGCTGATATCTCAGTTACACTAAGACCTGACAGATGTATTTTAGTATACTAAATAAATAGCCAAATAGATTTACCCAAATATGGGATAAAGACCCGAATTATAATTAGTTCGGGTTTTTTATGCTTTACATTTAGGTTATGGGATTTATATTTAAAACAAAAGAATTAGTATGAATGACGATAACTATAGATTAAACACCGCATTTGATGTAATACCATTACCATCTAAAGGGGTATTTTATAATGATGGGAGAGACTCACTTAAAGTTTCTTACCTAACTGCGTCTGATGAAAACATACTAACATCTCAAAACTTAATACAAAAAGGTACTGTAATTGATGAATTATTAAAGGCGAAAATCTTAGATAAAGACATTAGTGTTGATGACCTACACGACTCTGATAAAGAGGCGGTATTATTATTCTTAAGAAACACTGCGTATGGTTCAATGATTAATTTGGTGGTTACTGACCCTGATACTAATCAGAAGGTTGAAATTGAATATGACTTACAGAACGTGAAGTTTAAAGAATTCAATTTAGAGTCTGATAGTGAGGGATTATTTTCATATACTACTGAGACTAATCAAGTTATTAAGTTTAGATTCCTTACACCTAAGGATGAGGAAGAATTAGCAAAAATTGATGAGGTCTATAAAGATATGGTGGTTAAACCGACTGTAACTAAAAGATTAGAGAAAATGATTGTTGAGGTTGACGGAGAGAGAGACCCAATGAAGTTATCGCACTTTATTCAATTTTTACCTATCAAGGAATCACAACGGTTCAGGAAGTTTGTTTCTGAAAATACGCCGGGTCTTGATAAGGAGGTAGAGTTAATTCTACCTTCAGGGAAAAAAATACAGACGTTTTTTGGACTTGACACAGAGTTTTTTCGTCCTTTCTACGGACTATAAGTCCACACTACTTCAAGAAATTTATTATTTATCTAAGTTCCTACACTTTACGTATATGGACTATATGAGTATGCCTGTGTTTGAACGTAAGTTTTTACTGAATATGTTGGTTGAAGAAAAAGAAAAGGAAAACAACGAATGGGAAAAGAGTAAAAACAAAAACGACTAATACCATTTAAAAATCCAACTTAAGATATTTATGTAATGTAGAGTTTAAAAAGGTATAATACTCAACGCACTAATATATGAAAGAAAAAGATTTAAATTTTTTTAAGAAACTATGGGCTGAGAAGATTGGTAATGATAATAAATTTGATAACAAGTCTTTACAAGATACGCTCGAATTACTTAACAACCAATCAAAAAGCACTTCTACAACATCGAATACTGGGTCTAATAGTACCGGGGGCTTTATAAGTGCGACTAATAGTATTGTTAAAAGTTTAGATAATGGTTCAAGTGCTACGGCTAGATGGAGTGAGAATATCCTTGACTTAGGGGATAAATTTGGTACCGCATTTTTGGCAATAGGTGATAGTACTAAGAAATTTAAAGATATGTTTGCGGCGATTAGTAATTTAGTCAAGCCATTTATGGACTTAGACCAAGCACTACGTGATGACATAAACAAAGAGATGGGTATAACAGGTCAGTTATCCCGAAATATTCGAAACGAAGTACTTAATACTGCCAAACAAACAAAAATGTATGGTATTGATGTTAGGGATGTTTTGGAGGGGTATACCGGCATACTTAATACTTTAGGAAGGTCAGTACCATTAAGTAATGAATTTACTGCTAACTTATTAAAACAAGCTAAAGCATCAGGGGTATCATCAAGAAACGCGGGTCAGTTTGCGGGTCAACTAGAACGAATGGGTGTTAGTATTATTAGGGCACCTAAGATACTTGAAAGTATGAGTGATACCGCTAGAAGTATGGGATTAAATACTTCTCAGTTTATTGAGACTGCTACGAGTAACTTAAAACTAATTAATACGTTAGGGTTCAAAGAAGGAGTTGATGGTTTCACTAAAATAGCGGCTAAAGCATCATTAATTAAATTTGACTTGACCTCAGCAGCAACTAAAGCTTCTGAGTTGTTTGAAGCGGATAATGCGATTGAAATGGCGGCACAATTAAATGTGTTGGGTGGTGAATATGGCAGATTAGGAAATGCGATTGACCTTATGTTTATGCCGACAAATGATATGGAAGGGTTTACCGACTCAATAATGGAAGCTCAAAAACAGTTCGTTTCCTTTAACTCTGCAACACAAGAATTCCAATCATCTCCTTTAGACCTAAGAAGGGCAAAAGAATTTGCCAAAATTATGGGTAAAGACGTTAATACCGTTATGGAGGAAGCTAAATCAGCGGCTCGTAGGGATATGATTAAGAACAAAATATCTTTTATGCCAGGAATGGACGAAAATGATAGAGAACTAATCGCATCATTAGGTCAGTTAAATAAAGAGGGTAATGTTACTGTTCAAGGTAAGTTACTTTCTGATATGAGTGAGAAAGAAAGGGACGGTGCTTTAAATGCTCTAAGACAGGAAAATAAGAAAGGGAAGATGAGTACCGATGATATTCTTAGGGAACAAATGACCATTGGTACTGCGGCGAATAGATACTTAGAACAAATAGCCTTACAGGTTGGTGCTTTTGGTAATTCGGGAGGTTTAATTTCCACATTAGGTGATGACCTTAACGATATGGTTTACGGAGCACTAGATGAGGCACAAAGAGGTAAACTGTTTAGTACTATAAAAAATGAGGGAACTGTTGCGGCACTGAACGGTGTTGATAGTGGTAAATTCGGTGAGTTAAGTGAAGAATTTGCTACTGAGTTGAAAACGACATTAAGTAAGGCGTCTGCAGAGTATGGAACATTCGTTAAAACAGGAGCAACAAATTTTGGTCTTAATAAAGGTGCTCAAGCGATGTCAAAACAACAAACCACTAAAATTATTAAAGATAATTCTACACATACAGAAATCTTTAAAGATATTTATATCACCGTTGACGGTGTTACACAAAAGTTAACAAGAGATATGTATAAGACATTAGAGAAATTAACAAAAGAGTCTACAACACCAAATAATAAAGAAACCGAAACTGGTGGTGTATAATAATATAATAAAATATGTCAAACTTAAATTTTACAAATACAGAAATACTTAGACAACAATTGTTGTTGAGGAATTTAGGTAGTCCATATGGGTCACAGGCAACACTGCCTAAAGACTTTACTAGTTCGTCATTTGCGCAACAAAACACAAGTGATTATAGTGTTAGTGACTTACAGGATGTTTTAGAAGTTGGACAAAATGTACAGTCGACAATATCGAATTTAAACGAATATGGTCCTGACGAGTATTATTTACATAGTGTTAGTTCGGTACTTAATGGATTAGGAACAACATTAAATTATTTAGAGAGTTTTACACCAACAAACGGTGGGGGACTTATTTCAATTATAAACAACGGAGCTTCAGAATCTAGTGATGATAGTGAAATGGTAAGAATTGCCAGAACACAACTACAAGGGTTATCATTAGAAACCATGGGGGTTAAGTTAAAAAATTCTACATTAGGTAGGATTAATATATTAGATGCATTTACAAATTCAGATACCGCTACAGGGTTATTAACGGGTAGAGAACCTCTAATTGAAAGAGACTACCAAATTACAGTACCAGGCAATCCAATTACGAGAGCAGCAGAATATTTAGGTAGAGTATCGGGAGGTGAACTTCCGGTATCTTACATACCTGGTGAGTTCTTTGAGGGTAATGTGGATAAGGGTAATACTGAGAGATTCATTGACAAAGCAAAAGAGTTAACGGGTAAAATACTAAACTTAGATTTTAGTAGTGGTAAAAAAAGTTATAGTCAGAAGTTATTACAATATACTTCAGGGGGACAAAAGTCTCGATTATTTAAGAGTGTAAACTATAACAAATACCAACCAAATTTTGATTACACACCTAAAGAGGGTGGTGGTTTTATTAATAATGCTATTGATGCGGTGCAAGGATTAATTGGACTTAATCCACAGGACGGAGCGTTCTACTTAGGGAGTGGTACGAACGACCCAGCAACCTTATTTAGTTTTGATGGTAGTACGACAACAGAAAAAGGATATATGGTCTCAGGACCCTCTACTATGGTTAAATTATTTGAGGGAGTAACTCCTTTAAATACATATCCAGAGAACGATAGAAATTACTTAGTTGGTACAAGTTCTAAAAATGTTGAAACACAGTTCATATGGTTAGGTGATGACGATGTGGTTAGAGGAACTATTGATGGGGTGTCTGTACAATCAAACGAAAAAACATTACCTGAAAATGGATTATTAGGTAAGACACAACAAATAGTACAAGAGGCGGGTGAGTTAAAAGGTGAAGATAGATTAAAACATCCTGGTCATATCATCAGTAATGTGGCGTATAAATACCACGATGGTTATAAGGTTATTTCTAAGGGTAATGCCGTTAGAGGTGAGGATGATGATTTTTGTCGTGTATGGACAAAAGACTATGGTTATGATAGATACGGTAGGTTAGTTAGATATAAGGGGATACAAGACACTCAAAGACGTATAACAGGTTCTGTTATCAAGTCACAGATGATGCTGAATATAGGTCCAACAAGAGACGATGATGGTAATCCAATTAACTTTTTAAATGATGATGGTCAGAACTTATCCAAGTATATGTTCTCTATTGAGAACTTAGCATGGTCAGGTTCAGAAAAATTAAAGCAAAGACCAATTTGCGAACAAGGACCAAATGATGGTAGAATTATGTGGTTTCCTCCGTACGATATGAAGTATACGGATGATAATAGTGCAAATTGGACAACACATACATTCTTAGGAAGACCTGAGCCGATATATACGTATAATAATACTGAAAGGACAGGTACGTTAAGTTTTAAAGTGGTTGTTGACCACCCGACGATTTTTAATCTTTTGAGAAAAAAAGGTTTGGAAGACTTTGGAAAGGACGGTACCGGTGTGAAGAAGCAAGAACTATTGGATTCTTTTATTGCCGGATGTAGTCATTTTGACATCTATGAATTAGCAACAAGATTCGCAACATTAGATTACAAAGATTTAAGAACGTTAACTGATTTTATAGGTGAAAACCAAGACGGTAAGTTAAAAAGTGATAAGTTAGTAACAACTACAAATATAGAGGATGACACTGTTAATAAAATAGAAATCGAACCTGTATTTGGAAGAGAACCTAAAGAAATACAGTTATATTGGTTTAATGATATTCCTGGACCTGGAAATTCTACTTCGACAGAGCCAGATAGTGAATTCAATGATGACTATACGACATATAAGAATATGTTTAACGGCGAATACCAAGATAATGCGAATAAAATCACTAATGATATAATACCGAATACAACCGACTCACAACCTAACCTTAAATGGGAGAATAATGAGTTAGATGAGTTTAAGGGTATTTTAGAATCAATCGAAAAGGAAATAAAGAAAATTAAGGATGACGTTACAAAGACATTAAAACAAAGTGACGAATTTGTATTCCAAATTAATATTACATCGACAACCTCAGCAGTTGCTAGTCAGTCGTATAACGATGCGTTAGCGAAAAGAAGGGCGGAGTCACTTAAAAAGTATTTGTTAGACGGCAAATATGATGAAAAAAGAATTAAGGTTACGGTTACAACAACAGGTGAGAATCCTGATTTTTCAGGTATTAATTGTCAGGAAGACCAAATAAGAGTTAATTCTGATGTTGATGAGAGAATATACTCTAGGTCTGCAACTTATTGTAGAACCGCAAGGGCATCTATAACGGTTACGGGTAATCCAATAGAAGAAGAGATTATTAGAGGAAACACAACCATTGACCAAAAATACCCTATAGATAGGGACACAGTAAAGACACAAAGAGACAATACAGATGAATTAGTTGGTATTCTATTAAAAACAATGCATAGTGAGTGTGATTACTTCAAAGAGTTAAAAGAAACCGACCCTGTTGTGTTTGATAACTTAGTGGATAAGTTACAATATTTTCACCCATCATTCCACTCAACAACACCTGAGGGATTAAATAAAAGATTAACCTTCTTACAACAGTGTTTAAGACCTGGTGAGACAATTAAGGTTTATGATGATGATAAAAACGAGATTACTGATATTTCATCAAACACTTCATTTGGTAGACCACCGGTATGTGTTTTAAGGATTGGTGACTTTTACCATAGTAAGATTATAGTAAACAATGTTAACATATCTTACGATGAGAATTTATGGGATATGAACCCTGAAGGTATTGGAATGCAACCTATGATTGCTTCGGTTAATATGGGGGTTAAGTTTATTGGTGGACAGGGAATTTCTAACGTAATAAATGAACTACAAAACGCACTGTCATTTAACTACTATGCAAATACAGAGGTTTATGATGGGATGGCAACAAAAACAGAAGGTGGTAGGAATACAGAAAAGTTAAAAGAAGAGGCGGGAAAAATGTCAGATGGGATTGATGATAGAGCTTTAGAGAAGTATGTGAACCAATTAAATAATCCTGAAATTTCTGAAGACAATGACCAATACTGGGGTAACTTAATTGATAGTCCCGAAGAGACGGATTATATACAATACAACCAACTTTATAATGAGTTGATAAGTGATATTAACGAATATGTGAACACATTAACTAGTGAAGTTAAAACATTAACCGATAAACACGGCACTGTTGCTTTAATCACATTGTTTGATTTGGATGATAAGTCTTGGTTTAAAACTAACGTTAGAGTTGGGACCACCGATAGTGTTGACCTTAAGTTTATTGGTATAACTACTGAAGATTATAATGAGTATTTTACTAAGATTATTAGTAACGTTAGAGAACTTAATGAATCTGAT